CTGCCGAGATAGTCTAGGGACATGTTGAGTGTTGGAAGGTTGGTTGAGAATGAAATAACGGCCCGAAGGCCGTTTGGTGTTGATCAGTGGTTGTGCGGGAGGGCATCCCACTTGCGCCCGGCCATCTCGGCGATCTGTGTCTTCATGGCCTGCATCGATGAGAATTCCTCGGATGTCTCCGGCAGGTGGTAGAACTCCGAAAAGTGATCCGCCCACTGCTTTACGAACTGCTCGCGAGTTACCTGCTTTGGTCCGAGGTATCCGGCCACCGTCTTGGTATTGACGCTCATGCCCGGCCTCGCAGTCCGTGCGTCGCGAAGCTGAAGGCGACCTTGATCATCACGGCCTTGGCCTTCTGCATCCGCTTCTGTGTTCCGGCGCCGTTCTTGCCCTTGAAGGCGCGGCACTCGCTGATCATCCGGTTTGCCCAGCGCTTCGCCTTGCGACGGTCGCTGCTGTTCTTGGCTTGGGCGAACAGGCGCAGGTTGCGCATCGGATCGCGCTGGAGCTTCGCCTGGGCCATCATGCGACGGCCCAGCGACGGGCTTCCTGCTGTGTCTTACGGCGCAGCGAGCGGGTGAAGGCTCGGGCCTTCGGGGCGCGTTCGCCGAATAAATCGCGGTTGGCTTCGCGACGGTCGAATTTACGGTCTTTTGGCATGGTTGAATTCTCTTTGATTCTTGGAATAGGCGCGACGGTCACGCCGCGCCCTTGGCCGATGCTTACTCGGTCGCGCCGTCCGCGCCTGCGATGGTGAACAGGTACGTTTTGCCGTTGTGTTCGAACGTCGCGCTGCCGGCCTCCTTGAGCTTCATGCGGAAGCGAATGTGCTTCGAATCGGGCAGCAGGAAGTCGCGGAAGGCCGAACGGGTGGACTTGTGGCCGCTGGTCGAGCCATCGACGGTGACGAAAACGCTATCGCGGGTCTGGCGGGCTGCGCGAACTTCGGGATCGTTCCACGAGGCTTGGACGCCTGCGCGGTTGGACTTGCGCTTGTCGGCCTTGATGAACTTGTCGTCTTCCGGGAGGGCTTCGTGGCCTTCGACGGCGTTGCCCTTGACCAGCGCGGCGAACGGGTTGCCGGTTGCCGTGGCGGGTGTTCCGTTTGCGTCGCCTTCGCCGTCTTGCGATTCCTCGCCTTCTGCGTCTTCCTGGAATTCTGGTTCGCCATCGTCCTGAACCGGGTCGAGCGCCGAGCCGCCGACTTCTTCCGAGGGGCCTTCTTCAACGGACTTGACCAGTGCTGCGGTCTTGAGGCGTTCCATCAAACCTTCGCAACGCTTTTCGGCGGTGAGGCGGTCTGCGAACTTCGTGATCTGCTTTTCGTTATGTTCGTTCCAATACGCGACCAGTTCAGAGGTCTTGGCTGCGCGGATGGCTTCAACGTTTGCGAATGCGGTCATGATCTTTCTCGTCTTTCTAGGTTGGTCCGCCAAAATCAGCGGTGATCGAATTATCTAACAGTTTTTGACACTCGGCAAGAAATTTTTCGACTTTCTTTTCTCACCGTCTCTGCGCTTCGTTTCGTTCATCTCAGCGCATGAATGAATTATGCCTGAGAAATTCCACGCCCGTCAATAGTCGAGTGAGATGGAGGGCTATTGACGTTCTCGGTCCACGACTATCTCTGGCGAACATCCCAAGGGAGAATATGGACCTCCCGATGAAACACTACGCCCTCAACCCCAGCTTGCGAGCCTTCTGGCGTGCCCAGAAGCGATACAAGATTCTCTATGGGGGTCGCGCGTCCGGGAAGTCGCACGATGCAGCAGGGATGGCCGTCTATCTGGCGGCGAACTTCACCGTCAAGATCATGTGCGCCCGTCAGTTCCAAAATCGGATTGACGAGTCCGTCTATACACTGCTGAAGGACAAAATCGAGCACAGTCCGTGGAAGAATGATTTCGAGATTCTGAAGAACGCCATTCGGAACAAGAAGACGGGCAGCGAATTCCTCTTCTACGGCATCGCCCGTAATCTGAATGAGATCAAGTCAGCGGAAGGCATCGACATTCTCTGGCTGGAGGAAGCCCACTACCTGACCAAGGATCAGTGGCAGGTGATCGAGCCTACTATCCGCCGCAAGGGCTCGCAGGTATGGATTATTTGGAACCCCGATGAACTGATGGACTTCGTTTATCAGAACTTCGTGGCGGACCCTCCCGAGGACTCTATCCAGATGCTCATGAACTGGGAGTTGAACCCGTTCCTGAGCGACACGATGCTGAAGGTCATCGCTGAGGCGTACAAGCGCAACCGCAAAGACGCGGAGCACATCTACGGCGGAATTCCCAAGACGGGCGGCGACAAGAGCGTCATCAGCCTTGAGTACATTCTCGCAGCCATCGATGCCCACAAGATTCTCGGATGGGAGCCATCGGGTCAGAAGGTCATCGGCTTCGACGTGGCCGACGATGGCGACGACAAGAACGCGACTTCGACCGTTCACGGGAATGTCATCATGGGCGTGGAAGAGTGGGAGGGTCTGGAGAACGAACTGCTCAAGTCGTCCACGCGCGTGTGGAATGCCGCTGAGCGGATCGGCGCATCCGTGAACTTCGACTCCATTGGCGTGGGCGCCTTCGTGGGCTCCAAGTTTGCCGAGATTAACGAGTCTGGGAAGAGCCGATTCAAGCTGAGTTATAGCCCGTTCAACGCCGGTGGTGGCGTGCCCGATCCTGATGGCGTGTACATGGAACTTCCGCACGTCAAAATTCTGAACAAGGAACAGTTCAGCAACGCAAAGGCCTACTGGTGGTCGAAAGTTGGCGAGCGCTTCCGCAAGACGTATGAGGCCGTTCGCGGCATCCAGGAGCATCCATTTGAAGACCTGATATCGATCAACAAGGACTCCATCCCGCCTAAGTTGCTCAACCAGATGTGCCAGGAGCTTTCCGCGCCGCGCAAGGACATCGACAACATGGGCAAGTTCAAAGTGGAGTCGAAGAAAGACATGCGCGAGAAGCGCGGCATCAAGTCGCCAAACGTGGCCGATGCCGTGATCATGTCCTTGATCAGACCTAAGCGCGATCCCGCTGGGTTCTTTGACCTTTAGCAGGAGTCGGAGCGGTCGGGCCTTCGCCCGAAGTCGGAGCGGTCGGGCCTTCGCCCGAAGTCGTTCCGCCATCGCTTGTTGCCTTCCCAGGTGTTCAAGTCGTCTTCTGTCGCGGCGTAAAGCGTGGTCGGATAGGACGCGGACGTAAAGCATGTTCCGCCCATGCAGTGGAAGGCGTGCCACCCTCCTGCGTGAGGTGCTGACAACTTGCAAATTGCCGTCGAGCCGCTGTCGTATCGGACCATCATTCCCTTTCGGAGGTCTTCCGGGAATAGGCGTTGGCCGGGCTTGATGACCGCCAAGTCAGACTCGTTCACGCCTGTCGGCGTCAGATTGACTGACACCTTTACGTGGTCGCTGACACGGATCGATCCGGGCTGATTCGCGCGCCAGAACCTCTTCAGAACGGCCATCTCAGTCGGGCAGCCGTCCGACTCCGAGCAAGTGCCTTCTGATGTCTGCTCTGAACCGGGGCCAATCCGCCGCGCCGATCCAACGCTCAGGCTGACTTCGTTCCACTTCTGAATGACGATGTCCTCCAGATCGAGCCCGACCGATTCCGCCACCAGATCGAGATAGGTGAACGCATCTGCCAACTCCTTCCCGAATGCATTGAGCGCCTTGAGGCTGTCGCCCTTGTCGTAGTCGCCACGGTTGCTCTTCTTGTGGATGTTCGCGGCCTCGCCGACCTCGCCCATTAGCGCCACCAACCAATCGCTGGTCGTCCAATTTCGGCAAGATGGAAAAGCCTCTTCGTTCCGGGCACGGTTCCGCTTGCTGAATTCCTTGAGGTCCATAACTACTCCTTCTGGTGTTTGCAACCGGAGCACCGGGGATCGGTGATCTTGTTGTCGTACATGCACTGGTCTTTCCAGGGCGTTTTGATCCTTCGCATGAACCTCACCTCGCAAGATGTTCCTGATTGCGTATGGATGTTGTGATCGCGCATCCAGCCATCCTGAACCCAGACGTGGCGCTCCAAAGGAGGCCTGTCGTAGCAGCCGTTCGCGTTTTCGGGCTTGGCCATGTATTCCTTCCTAAACGTACACGTTTTACTGCGAAAGTTTCTTCTGCGACGCCCCGAGGCCCTTGACAATATCGACCTTCGCACCCGCTTGGTAGCCCGAGCGCCGCGCCTCCGCTTCGGCCTTGTCGCGGTCGCCCTTGACGTTGACCGTTTTCGTCTCGACCTTGCCGAAATGCTCTTCCACGGACGCCTTTTTAACATCCACAAGCGACAACGCGCGGCTGGTCGATGCCTCAGGCGCGGCTTCGTCTTCCGCTGGCTCCTGGGGCTCATCTTCCATGTCGTCAGCGTAGTCGCCGACCTCGAATTCACCCGGGCGCTTCCCTTCCAGGGCCAGCTGCTCGCGCTCCGCCAACATCTCGCGGATTCGATTGCCGATTACCATGATCGCGCCGAGTTTGAATTGTCCGCCGATACGCACCGGGTACTTGTTGTAGCCCTTGTCCAGCAGAAATTCCTTGCAAAGACGGTCTACTGCTTCGGTCATCGACTGGTACATTTGTACGGAAAGGTCAACGTCCGATTCGTAGCCTCGAAAGAGGATTGCCTTGCCCCACTGCTGCTGATGAATTTGCTTCTTCTTGAAGTCTACCCAGCCGCCCTCGAAAACGGCCTGGCAATCGTTGTAGCGCGCAATCGAGGTGGCGAGAAACTGCAAGTACATGGGCATCGCTGCGAAAAAGCGGGTGGCTTTCTTCTTGGCGAACGATTCTGCGACTTTGCCGAGTAGATCGTATTCGGCCAGCTGGTGCTTATCCATTAGCGTCCGCGCTCGCTTCGCGGCAATCGCGGCCTCTTCGGGGCTCGATGCGTCCTTGGACATGGCCAGGAGCTTGACGATACGGTCTTTGATCTTTGCGAGGTCTTCCATGATTCTGGTCTTTCTGATTGAGGTGTGTTGATTATAGGATGGAAATTTCCATCTGGGCAAGGATTTTCTGCGTGGTCGCGCAAGTCCACTTTCTCTGGCAGTTCATCATCGGTACGATTCGTGCCATTCGCGCGCGAGCATAAGCGAGCGACAACCCAGAACGGCCAACATGTTCAAAAAACTCATCAAGCGCTTCCGAAAGACTCCAACGGCAGACGCTGCGGCCCAGAAGGCCAAAGAATACCTCCCGGCACGCGACCCGTTGAATCCAATCGAGCGCATTTCCGGCTGGACGGTTTCCGGCGAGTCGCGCCAGGAACTCCAACTGCGCGGCATCGACTCGTTCCCGATCTACGAACAGCAGGAAGAGGGCAAGGCATACGTAAAGACGATGAACGGTGCCAAGATCGCGATGGACGCCGGAATCGCCGCGAAGCCTATCAACTTCGCAATGGACGCCGGGGCCGGTGGCGACTGCAACCCGTCGATGGCCGGGACGATGCAAACGCCTTACGCCGTGCCCGAGCAGCTGATGAACTGGTACATGTCCCAGTCGTTCATTGGCTATCAGGCGTGCGCGTTGATCGCCCAGCACTGGCTTGTGGATAAGGCCTGCGCGATGAGTGGCGAGGACGCCGTGCGAAATGGCTGGACGCTGAAGGCCGTCAGCGAAGACGAAGAGTTGGACGACAAAACGCGCGACCGTATCACGCGGCATGACGAGGACTTCAAGCTTGTCCACAACCTCAAGCAGCTGTCGCGCTTCAAGAACATTTTCGGCATCCGTGTCGCAATCTTCGAAGTCGATAGCGAAGATGATAAGTATTACGAAAAGCCATTCAACATCGACGGTGTGACGGAAGGCTCATACAAGGGCATCTCGCAGGTGGACCCGTATTGGATGATGCCAATGCTGACTTCGGAGTCAACGGCGGACCCGTCCTCGATGCACTTCTATGAGCCCGAATACTGGGTGATCAGCGGCAAGAAATACCACCGCAGCCACCTCGTGATCATCCGCGCGCCCGAGCCTGCCGACATCCTGAAGCCCACGTACATCTTCGGCGGCGTGCCTCTTACTCAGCGCATCTATGAGCGCGTCTACGCCGCAGAGCGCACCGCCAACGAAGCGCCGCTGCTGGCGATGAACAAGCGCACCACCGCGATCCACGTGGACACGGAAAAGGCGATCCTCAACGAAGGCAAGTTCATCGACAAGCTCAAGTTCTGGGTGAAGTACCGCGACAACCACGCGATCAAAGTCCTGGGCAAGGAAGAGACCATGGAGCAGTTCGACACTTCGCTGTCGGACTTCGATGCGGTCATCATGAACCAGTACCAGCTGGCCTCCGCAATCGCCGAAGTCCCGGCCACGAAGCTGCTTGGCACCGCTCCGAAGGGCTTCAATGCCACGGGCGAATTCGAGACGATCAGCTACCACGAAAAGCTGGAATCGGTTCAGAAGCACGAGATGTCGCCCCTTCTGGAGCGCCACTACCAGCTGACTGAAAAGTCGCTGGGACTCGATATCCAACTCCAGCACGTCTGGGAGCCTGTGGACTCGATGACGGCCCTGCAGCGCTCCGATCTGAATCTGAAGAAGGCCCAGGCGGGAAAGGAACTCATCGCTGCGGGTGCCATCTCGCCGGACGAAGAGCGCAACCGAATCCGCGACGACAAGTACAGCGGTTACGGTCGGCTCAGCGTGGAAGATGCCGAAGGCCAACCGGGCATGTCGCCAGAAGCTCTGGCCGAACTGGAGAAGGCGAGCGCGCAGGAGAACAAGGCCACCGCCGAAGTGGAGAAGGCCGGTGCAGAAGAGGTCAAGGCCAATGCCGAAGTG